CACCACACCAATGACCTAATTGGTCTTTCAATTCCTTTCTTAAGGTTTCTATACTAAATCTTGTCCTTTTAAAAGGTCTGGGTTGCGGACCAGTTTGTTGCCAGACCTCCTTCTCCGTTAAAGTTAAAACCTTATTTATTGTCTGGTATTTTATGAATTTGAATTTATCCTTTTTATACAATCTTATATTTTCAGCCTTACTGCCATATAATAAACATAACAAAGGGTGAGCATAAGCCCCACCATATGATGTCATGGGTCTGTCATCATCTTTATTATGTAGATGATATAATCTCCTTATGCTTTCAGACATGATTCTCATAGCAAAGTAAGCTTCAGAAAATGTGGCACCCATGCTTAACAATTCCACACATTTGGATGTGCAGCTTGCCATATCTGTTGAGAAACCTTTCTGACTAGGCTTCACTATAAGGTTGCCATAAAATTTTGGCACCATAGTCAAAAGTTTATTATTCACATAAAGTATTGATAAGAGTTCATAATAGTTTTTAGAAATCAAACATTTTTTTATTGACAGAAACATGTTTCCACATTTCATGACAGATTGATAAATATCAATGATTTCATCTAGTATCTGATTTGCTAGTTTTTCACTAACAGTCTTAGGGATCATTATTTTTCCTGCACTATCATCAGAGTGGGCATCCATATGAATGTAGATAACAACATTATACTTTTCATAGATATGAGGTATTATTATATCCCGTATATAATTTTGTGTTTCTGCATGATACAAACTAGACATATAATTGAACAAGCCCATGATGAAAGAAAAAGGCATCTTAAATCTTATGGAGTCCTCTCCTCCCTCTATCACCCCTTCACATTCTTGTTTAAACTCTTTCATCCATTTTGACTTACTTGCAACTTTACTTGAGCCTTTGCTCAAAAAGATTTTTTTATTGCTATATCCTTCGGTGAAGAACATCATGAGGTCCACAAAAGATTTAGGTAGGACATGTTTCATACCCAATACCATGTAGGCATATTTCCAAAACATTGCCTTTGGCCCCCATTTGCTACAATCCAAAGTTAACAAGAATGTATAAAATTCTTTCTCTACATCCTTGATATTCTTGTTTTCAAACACTCTTGAATGAATCAATTGCAGACGCTGGTTACTAGGGTAAGAGATTATTTCATTTTCAACAAATTTACACATATAACCTGCAAAAGATTCTATAGGGTTCTGTAGCATTTTCAGATCTATTGTTGTTACATAAATTTCTCTTGAGCCTTTCCACTGTTCTTTTTCAACAACTTGCAAGATCATTTCAAACTTGTCAGTTGTTATTTGGTTAATCTTTTGCATGAAGCTTACTTCATAACCTTTGAGTTTTTCCATTTTCTTTGCCATAGGCACTTCCAAAGATTTAATGTTGTCTAGCAGATCACTGATTTTATTTTCTCCTGTCAAGTAAGTTTTCTTCACATCATTTAATAATTCTTCAATCACAACTTCATGGCTTTTTCTTCCAAAAAACCCTTTTTCATTTGGATCCCTACCTCTTAGACCTGACTCATTCTCAATCTTCAACCATGAGCCCATTATTATAGAATTCCATTTTGCAGCTAATTGAGGCACAAGGTCTTGAGTTCTGAATTTTTCTGCCAAATTGTTACCCAACAGTATTGAAAAATCAGGAGAAAAATAGAAATCACTGTCAAATATCTCTTCTTTTAAATGTTCTATGGGTTTTGCACACTTAGTTAATATTTCATCATTATCTGTTTCATTTTTTCCGAAAAGTTTGTAATATTCTTTATGTATCTTCATCATACCTTTCAAATTTTTGCTTTGTTCAACTTTCTGTTCATAATGGGCTTTAGTCATGGTATAAGTGCTATAAATCAAGAAGGTCAAATCTGTCAATCCTTGTAGATTGGCACCTGTAAAAAGATGAGGTATCTTTACAGGCAATTTCCCAAGGTAATTTTTCTTATGGTACATTTGTTCAAAAAATTCAGCATATCTTGTTTCTAGATTGTGGGTTACAAACCTTTGGACAGCATCAGAAGAGTTTTCAGCCATTCCTTTCAGCAAATCTTTAAGTCCTGTTGTGACACCCATAGAATTGACAATAGGATAACGCAAATCTGCCAACATTGTCTCAGTCCTTCTTCTGTTATTCCATGTTAAGAAAAAATTAAAAGATATGTTTTTTAAATCAACATTAACTTTGTTCATCAAAGGGTTAATTTGTGTACTGAGGTTTTCATCAGCTTCTACTCTTATACAATAGTTAACAAATGTCATACAGCACTTCTGATTCATGAATAACATGCTTGTGATAACCTTTTCTGATAAAGTTGTCCAACTTGTAAACATGAAACAACGTCCACCGACATTTATCATCTCATTGCTGGAAACTAAACCAGGCTTGTTTAAAAAGGTTGGAACTTCATAATACATCCTGAATTGTCTAGTCATCCCAGTCTGCTGAATTTTCTTTCCACCTCTTATTATCAAGGTAACATTTTTCAAACCTAAATTGTCTAACATAAGAACATTGCCTTTGGTATTGTTTGATGAGTGGTACAGCAGAGAGTTACAAAATCTGCTCACAAATTCTGCTGCAAGTGACAAATTCCTACTCTTGTAATCATCTAAAACACTTTTATGTTGTTTGAGCATGGTGTCTTTGAGTTTTTTCATACCAATTGTGTCTTCACCTGTTTCCACAAGTCTGTCTAACATTTTCAAATGCTTTTCCATATTTCTATTATCATGTTCTGACATTATATACTCACAAAAATACTCAAA